ACATCGAGAACGGCCTGGCCCGCGTTACTCATACGTCACCCCCGGCAGCGCCCACACGCTCGCCGTGCGCTTCGGCCAGGGCGCGCGGTAGCCGTGCTCGACCACCTTAAGATTCTCCTGCGTGCAGTGGATCAGATTGCTGCCGGTGAAAATTCCCGCGTGCGAAGGATAGGGCGTCATCGGCCATTGGATCAGCACGAGCGCGGCCGGCTGCAGCGGGATCTTGTGGGTGAGCCTGGTCAAGCTCTCGAGCAGTATCGCCTGCGGCGATCGCCCATAGTTCTGCGGCAGGTTGTTTAAAAAAACACCGTCACCGAGCTCGGAGAGCATCGCTGAGATGAAGCCTAAGCAATCTGCGCCATCGCGCGATCGCCCCTGATGCAGAAACTTGACGCCGACCCACTGGCGCGCCTGGGCGATCAGCTGCTCGCGCGTGATCACAGTTCCGCCGCCGTGGCCGGGCCCGACAGCAGCTCGAGCAGGCCCGGAATGAAAATCCCATAGCCGCGCCAATGCTCGAAGTTGTCATAGATCACGATGCAGGTCAGCGACTTGCGATCGCAGCCAGGGCTCAACGTGAAGGCGTCGCCCGGCGCCACGTCCTCTGGGAATTGGTCCCAAAACTCAATCACGCCCTCGTTGAAATTCGGATCGACCTTCACCTCGCGCGAGTACCCCTGGTTCGCGCCATCGGTGAAGGTGAGCGTGCCGCCGACGTAAGAGAACGGCGGCCGCGGGCTCGCCTGGGTGAGCGCGACCGAGAACGCCTGGCGGTTCGTTTCCAGCACCACCGTCCCGGTGATGGTGATCGCCGCCACATTGAATCGGCAGCGATGATCGCCGAACGCCGCCGCGTTGCAGGTCGCTGAGAAGGTGCGAATGATAATTTGCGACAGCTGCTGCGTGAGGCCGCGCACCTCAGTTACATACTTACCGTCGCTGTCGTGGCTGATATCGCCTAAGTTTCCGGTCTTGATCGCGAAATAGCCGTGGCTCGGCTCCTGCCAGTTGCAGATCAGCACCGTGACTTCCGCCATGTCGAGCAGGCCCGCTTCGATCTCCGCCACCGTCACATCAGTGATCGTGGTGTAGGGCGCCTGCGCCATCGCGCCGGTTACTTCCAAATTATCCACCGACAGATCACTCGTCGAGGCGATATCGCTCGCGGTGACATTGGCGATCGCGTAGTAGGTGCCCGCGTACTTGTCGATGGGTGAGTCCGGCGGGCTGTTGATCGAGTTGCCCAAGGTGACGTCGAGATCGTGCTCGGTGCCGCGAATCATTTTCCCGTTCGACATCTCGATCGACCACAGAAACGCCATGCAGGTGAGGTCCTGGCGAAGATCCGCGAGCAGCAGCGGCGGGATGGTTTTCAAGCGAGTGGCACCCGGATCTCGGCTAGCTGCACTGTCACGTTGATCACCTGGAAATCGCTGATGGACGGATTGAAGATCGCATCGAATCGGCACCACACTTCGAACTCGCCGCCCCAGCGCGTGGGCACGCCTGAGAACGTGCCGCCCGGCGTCAAGAGGCCGGTCGATTCATCGAGCGTCCAATCTGACTGCACCGCGCCGGCGGCGTTGGCAATCAGTATCGTCGAGCCGACCGGCCGCGCGATCTCGCGCTGCTGGACGGTGCGGCCGCTTTTGGTCGGGTACTCCTTGATCAGGCGAAAGCTCGGCGGCGAGTCGCCAGACGCCGCGATCGGCTGATCGAGCGCTGTGGGCGTCTCTCCCAATCGGCACGATTTGTAGTCGATCCAATCCTTGAAGCGAAAGCCTGACGACATGCCGCCCATCGCGTGCCAGAAGTCTAAGAGATCCTCGATATCGTTCTGCGGCTGGTCGCCCGTCGGCACGCCCGTGTATTTCGAGAGCGGGCGCGCCCACATGCGCTGCCTGCGTTCGTAGCCGCCCTCGCGCGCCGTTATTTTCACCAGGTAGTTTGGCTCCGCGACGAAGCCGAAGGTCGGGCACGTCGGAAACACCTCGGCGAGATCAGGGACGATCGTGCTCATCAACCACCGCTCCTCTGGTTCGCATTGCCGATGCTGCGCCCGGCCGCGGCCGCCGTCTGCGCCTGCGACTGTCTCGAGATCGTGCCGCCCGGCGCCTGGATGATGAAATGGTTCGTCACGTTGACCGGCGCCTTGCCGCTGCCCATCGGAACGATGTTCATGTTCGCCGCGCCCGAGTATGCGAGCTCAGGTCCATCCTCGCCGACCAGGCCGACCTTGCCCGCCGGGATCGTGCCGCCGCCGGCGAAGCCAAGACCTGAGAGCGTCGAGGTCGCATCCTCGCCAACGCCCACCGCTGGCGACGCTGCTGTCCCGCCACCCGTGCCGCCGCCGAACATCTTTGAAAAAAAACTGCCGAAGTTACTGAGGCTGGCGGTGTTGCCGCTTGAGCCTGAGAACAGTCCCGCAAACGCGCCCGGAACACCGCCAGCTGGCCCGCCAGTGCCAAATAAATTCTGCGCAAAATTCTTCGCGATGAGGTCGGCGAACTGCTTCTCGATGTCCTGCAGCATGCCGGTCACGGCCTTGCGGAAGGACTCGGCTCCCGTGATCAGCTTCTCGAAGTTGTTCGCGAATGCCGACTCCATCCCCGAGCGCACCGAATTTTCGAACTGCGTAGTCTGCGCTTGGAGTGCGTTGATGGCCGTGCCGAATTTCTTCACTCCGTCGACGAGCGCCGGATCGTTCGCGGCCGCGGCGATATTTTGCTCGGATACATAGATCGCCTGCAGCTGCGTGAGCGCTTCGGTGCGCGCTGTCGACTCCTGGCTCTGGGCTGTCAAGTCGCTGATCTGCCCTTGCGTGCGCGCCAGGTTGATCTTCGATTCGGTTACGGCGAGATCCGTATTGATCTGGGTCGCCTTCAGATTCAGTTCGTTGATCTTGGCGACGTTGATGATGTGCTCGCGCTCGACGTCGAGCTTCGCGAGGCCTGCGGTGTTGTCGGTACTCTCGAGGTCCGTCTTGAGCGCCTTGTTTTGTAAATCGTAGGCATGTGTCGCTGCGTCGACCAGGTGGCCTGAGAGTTTTTGCGCATCGTCGTCCAGCTTCTGGATGGCGTTGACGTTCTTCGCCTCGATCTGCACCTTGGTCAGCTCGAGGATCGCGGCGCGCGCGGAATCTCCCGCCGGACCCAACCGCTTCAAGGCCTCGCCGGTCGCGCCCGTGGTGAGCTTGTAGGCTTCGCTCGCGAGAGTTCCCATGTTGAGCACGGTGATCTGCTCGACGATCTTGGCCGTGACGTCCGCGATGGTCTTGTCGTCTTTTTTGGTCTGCAGCGCCGTCGCGTACGCGATCGCATCGTTCGCCGCCTTCTTGCCAGCGTCGCCGGCGAGGCCAAGTTCCTTCGCGAGATCACCGACCTGCAGCTTGTACGCGACCAGCGCAGCGCCGCCTAAGCCGAAGGCCGCAGACTGCGCCTCGATACCTTTGGAGAACTGCTCGAGCTTGGTGTCGGCAGCGTTTGAGGCCATTGCCTTCGCGAGATTCGCGCCCTGCTCCCCGATCTTCTTCGCCGTGACCGTTATCGCCTCGAGGGAATTGGCCCCGCCTGCTTCCCACAGATCGGTGATGGCCTGCGCCGCCGCCGCTTGGTTCGCGACGTTGTCTGCCGCGCCCTCTTTCCAAATCTCGTGTGCCTCCGAGAAATGCCCATGCGCGGCCGCCACGGCGGCAGCCGACACCGCGCCGATTGCATTGCCCAGTCTTTGGAACGTCGCGACAACATCGATGACCACTGTCGCTACAATCTTGAAAAGGGTGGCGATTTCCTCAGCGATGACCTTCAGCTTCTCGCCCGCGTTTCCACCGCTGCTCCAGCTTTCGATCAATGAGTTGAACGCCGGCAGCAGTTGCGCGACCAGCTGTTGACCCAGGCCGTCGACGAGGATCGCCTTCATGACGCCCGCTTTCTGCGAGAACTTCTCCGCCGCCGCCGCCAAGTCTGATGACATCACAATGCCGGCGGCTTCCGCCTGCGCCTTGAATTCCGCGAGCCCTGCAGAGCCCTCGTTCAACACCGGTATCATCGCCTGGCCCTGCTTGCCGAGCAGCGCGATGGCGAAGGCTACTTTGTTCGGGCCATCCGCCATCCCTGAGAATTTATCCGCGAGCTCGCCCATGATCGTGCCCGCGTCTTTGACCTGGCCATTCGTATCTGTGACCGAGATCCCGAGCGCGCGAAAGGCGACGCCCGCCTTGCTGTCGGCCGCGCCTGCAGCCTCAGCGATATTCACGTTCAGTTTTTTCAAGGTCGTGCCGAGACCATCGGCGTCGAGTCCGGAGGCAGCCGCGGCGAGGCGCAAGCTCGACAGCGCTTCGACGGCGATGCCGGTCGATTCGCTCATGCGCTCCATCCCTGCTGCGCCCTCGACGGCTGACTTGGTGAATTCCACGATGGCCGCGACCGTGAAGGCCTCCACCAACTTCTCGCCCATGCCCTTGAGCAGATCGTCCTGGTCCTTGGAGAATTTCGAGAGCCGCGATGTCGCCTGCTCGATCCCCTTGATGTACTCGGAATTATCCGCCTGCATCCGGACGACGAGTGCGGCTAAGTCAGTCATGGTCGCGTCCTCTTGGCGCGCGTTCTGCGCGGTTGCTCACCTGCCATCGAATTGAGCTGCACGAGGAATTTGGCGCGCGCCGCATCGTCGAGGTCCGCCTTCGGCTTAAGCATGAATTTGTCCATGTTCAACGTCGTGCCCTCTTTCAGATGCGGCTTCAGCAGCTCGGTGATGATCAGCGCTGCGTGCATGTTGTCGCGGTACACGCCCCACGGTTCCTCGTTCCAGTAGGTCGCCCAGCGCTCGAGCTCGCGCGCCGGCAGTTCGTCAAGCTCTCCGAGCGAGCGCCCGAGCAGTGCCGCGAGCCGGTGCTCGAACATCTGCTCGGGCGTCAGGCGTTTTTTGGCTCGTCACCGTCTTTCGCCGCCGACAAGCGGAAGGCCTCCTCGCTGATCGCCTTCAAGATCGCGTGCGGCTCGTCTGCCGCCGCTTGCTCTGAGGCGAACTTCGGCTCCACCGCAAACGCCCAGGCCATGTAGGCCTCCACCGTTTCCGGCGCGTCCTTCAGGCGCTTGCGGATCTCGCGCATGTGCCGCCCGCTGATCTCCTTCACCGTATACGTCACCCCGCGCACGGTGATCGCATTGGTCAGCAGCTCGCTCATGACCGCACGATCTTGCCGGTGATCTTGCCGATGAACTTGATGACGTTTTGCTTCGCGACCTGTGGGTCGATTTCCCAATCGAGCATGGCGAGCGTCATGCGGAACACTCGCATCGGCGACTCGCCGTCGACTTGGACCTCGAAATTGCGCTTGCGCTTCGCCTCGACGTCCGCGATCAGGTCTTCCTGGATCGGCTCGTTCATGGCGTAGTTCGCGCCGAACGTCATCTGCTTGCCGTCGGAGAGCCCGCCGATATATTCCTTGCTGCCCCCGCTGCAGAACGTGGTGACATCGATCAGCGCGTTCGCCGCACCGATGCCTGACATCGTGTCGACCTCGCAGTAGCGCGTGAACACCTCAGGGCTGGCACCGTTGCCGACCGCGAGGAAAATTTGCCCGACAAAGGGCTGTGCATCTTCGATCATGTTCAATCCTCCAGATACCAAACGTTATAGAGCTGAACTACTCGCAAGATCCCAGGATCGGGATCGACCATCGGAAATTCGTTGGCGAGAAACATCTTGTCGACGAGCGTCGCGCCCATCCGCACCTTCTTTAAGTTTTTGAACAGCAGCCGCAGCGCTTTGGCGAGAGCCCACACCTGCTCGCCGTTGATCGCGTAGCTGTCGATCTGCATCGAGGCATCGGCCAGGCCTGAGACGCCGCAGAATAATTCCTGCCGCGCCGTGTGGCTGCGCTGGATCATCACCGCCGGCAGCGCGGCTCCTGGCTCGCGCAGTATCCCGTAGACGCGGCTGCCGACCAGCGCCTGGATCGACGGCGCCGCGAGCAAGAAATTGCGCAGATCCTTCTCGAGCAGCGGCGGCGCCGGCGGCTGCGCCTCGGTAGCTGCGACGGTGTCCGGCCCCTCGGTCACCGCGACCCTCATCGCAACCGCGAGCGCCGCCGTCGCTGCGAGGGTGTCTGGCTGCTCTGTGACTGCGACTGTCGGCGCGATCGCAAGCGCCGTCGTCGCCGCTAGAAAGTCCGCGCCCTCGGTGATGTTCGCGCTGACGGCAATGGCCGGCGTGAGTGTAAATGGCGCCGCCGGCGGCGCGAAATCCGCGCCCATCGGATAGACGAGGCCTCGCGTGATGCAAATCTCGTCTGCCTGACCATCAAGTTGATGACCGTTGTCGAAGCGTGGGTAGCCGCCGAGATAAATAAAAGTGCCGTTGGCAGCGACGGTGAACGGCGCAAAGACGCCTGGAGGAACACCGAAACTTGTGCCATCGATCCATCCCTGGATGAGATGGTTGACGGCATCCACTTGGACCGCGACGTGGTGCCACGCTCCATCAAACGGGACTGGGTTGCCGCCACATGGAACAAAATTAGTCGTAGCTTTACCGGCCCCAAATGCATCGATCTCCAATGCGCCGAACTGCTGTAGGTAGATATCAATATTTTCGGAAGTGGATGGGCCACCGTCCGAGAATAAGTTGCAGCTTGGAAAGTGATTTCCTGAGTTACGTCTGACCCAAGATTGGAAGGTCCAACTGGTGAAGTGCAAATCGAGCGGGCCGCCAGCCGCGAACGGAGTGGTTAGCTGGCTGCCGAAGGACGAAAAATCCGCGCATCCGCTGCCGAATTTCGGCGCCGTCGCGCTGAGCGCCGCCGCATTTTCTGGCGTCCAGATCGATGGCGCCGCGCCGGTGTCGGTCCACGAGCCGTCGAAGTGCAGGAGTGTTACTGGGTCCACCGCGAATTGGCCCTAGGCGTTCGCCGACGTGAGAGCGAACCCTGTGACGTTCCACACCTGGGCGTTTGCCGCAGAGTCGTTATCGAGCGTCATATCACCGCCCCCGCCCGTCGCCGTGCCTTGCATTCCCGTGGTCGCGCCCGTCGAGTCGGTGATGCGAAAGTAGCCGACGTTCCCTGCCGCGATGAACGCTCCGGTCCACGCGCCTAGCTTGGACTTGACACCCCGCGGCCGCTAGCCAGTCGGCTGGCAGCGCGGTCGAACCCAAGAGCACGCCCGTCGCTGCTGCCGCGCAATTCGCCGGCATCGCGCCCGAGTAGAATTTGAGCAGCGCGGACACGCCGATCGTCGCTTCGATCGCGTCCAGCTTCGCGTTGAGCACTGGCTGACTGTATTGCAACATAAAAACTCCTTTTGACTATTTCTTCGCCGCCGCGCGCAGCACAGCGCGCCCGATTGAATCTCTGAAAGCCGCCTCGCCGGCGGCGCGCGTATCCAGAAGCGAGCGCCGAAGCCACGGATCAGCGCCCATCTTCCACGTCCCGAGCTCGACAAACACCGCCTCGTAAAACGCCAGCGCGCGCGTGCTCATGATCGCGCTCGCGATATTTTTCGCGGAATTGATAGTCGTGATGACGCGCACCGTCCCGCGCGAATAGCCCGGCGCGACCAAGAGGCCATTCTTCAGTCGATGCGGCTCGGAGCCGACCGGCGCCGTCATCCGCGCCTGGGCAAGCGCGGGTTTCATTCCTGCGCGGCACGCATTTTTCAGCGCGCGGCCTTCCTCGAGCGACGAGAGCTCGTTCAACTGCTTGGTGAGCGCGGCGACGCCTTCGAGTGTTGAGCGCGTGGTCACGGCGTTGCACCGACGCGGTAGCCCGCAGCATCGCGCAGTGAACATGTCAGCTGCAGCTCGACGCGCAAATTGATGTCGCGCACCGCGCCCAAAACATCGTAGTACTCGACCCGCGCCGGTGACTCACCCGGATTCGTGCAGTAGACCAGGCGGAATTGATTCGGGCCGGCGCCCGACATGCCTTCGCGGTAGCGGATCCGGATGCGCGTGATGACGGAGCGCTCCACAGCCTGCGCCAGCTGGTTCTCGTACGGCTTCCAATCATCGATCGCGAAGCGGACATTTTCCGCCCACAGGACATACGTGACCGAGGGCGCGCCGGTCGAGTCCGTGCCCGGCACGCGCCTCTCGATGTTGCAGAAATGGCGCAGCTCGCCCGATTGCGTCGGCCTGATCTCGCGACGCTTCACCGTCCCCCCTCGCCACCCGACGGAAGTGTCGGCAATGGTCGTGGCGAGGGTGCGGCCGTCTCGGCCGCCAGGGCTGGCGTCGTGGTGGTGTCAGTGGTGTCAATGGTGTCAGATCGCGGCGCGAGACGCCTGCGGATCACTTCCGGCAGAAGTGCGCGAACTTTGCCGCAGAGGCGGCAGCTCATACGCCCATGCCGATGCGATACGGGAACAGCATGTCGGTGCTGGTCTTGTCGAGCAACTCCCAATTATCGACGTTGCGATCGAACAGCAGCTCGACGCGCATCAGGATCGCCTGCTTGATATCCCGACGCAGCGTCGCCGCGTTGTTCTGCAGCAGCGGATTATTTCTGTAGTAGCTCGCCCAGGTCCGCTCGTCCCAATACTGCCAGTCGCTGAAGCCCTCGACGCCGACGTCCATGTTCTCGGTCGGCGAATTAAAAAACGGCGAGTCGACGGGTTCCGGCAGCGCCGTCGCGGCCCCATCGCTCGGGGTCGACAGCGGCAGCAGCTGGCCCAAGGAGCGGCCGCAAAAATTCTCCGCCCAGTCGATCGCCGCGCCGATCAGATCCGTGATGCGATCGTCGTGCAAGGTCAGGCCCGCATCGATCGACAGCTGATCCTTGGCGTTTTGGAGGGTGATGAAGGTCATTGGCGGTGGGCTGGACATGGCCGCTCCTTATACGCGCCCGGCCGATTCCGGGAACCGTGGAACATCTATGTATATTCGTGTCTTTCTGAGTGTGATCATGGGGTTATCTCGCACCCCCTGTTGCCCGTGGAACAATTGCCTGGCTACTTCTGGAACGGTAGTTTTCAACGTCAGGGCCGATCAGCTCCTCTAGGAACGCCATGGTCGGGTCCGGCGTGTAGTCCGTGTGGTTTCTCCACCCCATTGTCGTGCCCTGTCTGCCCGGCAGGCCTTTGATCCCGACGACCGTGCCGATGTCCTTCCAGAGCTTTTTATCGCCCTCGTACGCGCGCCAGAGCAGCAGGTCCACAGAGCCCGAGGCGATCGACGCGCAGATCCTTTTCAGGAGCGGAAACACGTCGGCCGTGATCCCGGTTTGACACAGAGAGCTGTGCGGCGAGTCGCCGCCCATCGCGCGGTGACAGCGCTTGCCGACGTGGTAGTAGACGATGCCCTGAAACCCGAACATCGTGTGCGTCCTCAACTCGTCCTCGATCACTTCGATGTGCCAAGTGCTGTACCAGTCGTCGTCCTCGACGAAGGCCACGCTCGCGTTCGACACACGTTCAAGGCCTACAAGCAGATTGAGCGGCAGGGTGTGGGGCGGATCGCTTCGCTGCGGCTGCCTGCGCACGATCTGGACGTCGCCGATCCCGCAACAGAGTTGCAGCTGCTCTCGCTCAATCTGCAGCGGCACCTTGCCATCGTCGACGATGACCCACTGATCCGGCCTGCGCGTTTGCCGCGCCATATATCTGACGCACAGGCCGAATGGCATTGGCCGATCGCCGGTACAGGTGATCGCTGTGATTCCCGGTTTCATATCGTCCCGGCTTCCCAAGGTCCGTCCCACGACGAGGTGAGACAGCCGAATACTTCGGTGGTTGGGATTTTCGAGTAGCGCTGCCTAAGTTCCCGCAGGATGAAGTGGGTCTCGATGCGCTCCGCTAGAAACGCGATGCAGCGCCGCTGCCTCGAATCGTATTTCAAGAACCTGAAGCTGTAGCGCTTGGCGAACTCCTGATAGAGCGGAAAGACCGCGTTGATGATCTGCCGCAGCACCTCGCCCGGATATACGCCCATCGCGCAGCCTCCCTCGATCAGCGCCGGCTCCGCCTCGAGCGCGCGCCGCTCGCGCTCCGACATCACTCGCATCTGCACGGCCAGGTTCAAGCAGTCGCGCAAATCTTGGCCGTGATGGCAGCTGTCCCACTGCTCCCTGATGCTCTTGTGCCTGCGACCGACGCTGAAAAAATCGTGCAAGCAGAGAAGAAAGTCGGAGCCCTCATGCGGCTCGGTCTGCTCGCGCTTAAGCTGCGCGCACTGTGCGGTGCTGATTCGCTGATGCGGCGCTGCCGGCCTGCGGGTGACGATCTTGCGATAGCCGCACACGTTCACGAGACCTGTCTGCGGCGCAAGCTGCGCAAGCACCGGATGCGCAACGACCGAGACCAGCGTCTGGTAATCCTCGCGCGGCGGCGTGCTGATGATCGCGTCGTAGAGGTGCGCCGAGATCCGCGGATCACGATGGGCGATGCAGTAGGTAGGGATTTGCATTCAATCCTCGCGCGGCAGCACTTCGGCGTGCCCGCCGATCACCCACATCGAGAGCTTCAGCAGCTGCGTGCCGAGCCAGACGCGAAAAATGAACACGCGCGAGAGGCGCACTTCGATGGTCAGCGTCTCCAGATCCCTGTTTGTTATCTCGTGCGTGATCACAAACACTCCTCGATCGCGCGGCGTGGGAAGCAGTCGATCGCGGTGCGCCGGCTGCAGTTGATGACCTCGACGCCGGCGGCCTTCAAATCCACCGCGAGCGGCTGCATGGCGCGGACCCAATCAGGATACGTGCCGCCGTTGCCCAAACCTCGCGGATGATCGCCGTGCCAGTGCGTTTTCGTGCCGTCTTGCGAGAAGTCAAACCCTAACAGCAGAATGCGCGCGACGCCGAACAGATGCGCCAGGCTCATCGCCTGGTAGCCGGAATTTTTTCCCTGATGGATGCAGGTCGGATCTTTCGACAGACCGCCATTGTCGAGACCCATGATCCAGAACAAATCGAACCGATCGCGGGCGCGCGCGTTCACGGTCCACTTCTCACCGTGGAAGTTGCGCGCGACCTCTGGGAAGTAAGCCATCCACCATGTCTCGTCACACGCATAGAGTACGTCCGCCCACAGCGCGCGCCGGAAGCTCGTGTTGACCGCTATCGTTTTGCATTTACCTTCGACGTGGGCGCAGTCGGCCTCTGTAAGACTCGGGCCACTCGCGATAATGCAGACTGTTTCTCCGCGCCATCGTCCGGCTGGTCCTCCGTGAGCGGCGGCGGCGCCGGCTGCAGGTCCGGGTCCGGCTGCAGCACCGGGGGATCGTTTTTTGTGGACGGCGCTCCGGGCAAGGCCTGCGTGCGTGACGGCCCGCCCGGATCAAGGATTTGAATGAGGCCGTTGCGCACCAGATCGTGCGCGTAGTTTGGCTCCGAGGAGAAGCGCGTGCCCGCGCGGATGTAGCCGTATTGCTGGCTGTGGAATGTTCTGAGCGCTTTGCACTGTGGCATGTTTTTTCACCTGCCTGAGCGCCCGCCTTGTCTCGCGGGTGGCCCAGGACTTTGCTGTGGAACCAAAAGGGCTAGTGCGTGCTCTCGCCCGCCGGGATGAAGCCATGCACGAACGCCGCCGGCCGAGTCACCGCGAGCGCGATCCGCTCCTCCGACAGCACTGTCACCAAGTTGCGCACGAAGTTGTCTTGATCTTCGTTGCTCACCAGGATCTGCGCTTCCTCTCGATCGAACAGCGTCGCCGCGAGCTTGAAGGCACCGACCAGAAATTCGCCCGGCGCCATCGAGTACGCCTGCACCACGGGCAAGCCCCACAGCATCCCCGGCGTGTTGCCGGTTGGGCTGCCGATCATGTAGCGCCCGAGCGTATCCTTCTCGATCTCGACGCCGTGCCAGTCGGTCGGACTCATGACGATGCCGGTGCACGGATAGAAGGCCAGGTTCACCTGCAGCATCGCGTGGCGGACCACATCGATGCGGGTGTCGGTCGCGCGGTGATAGGTCGCAACGTAGGGGGTAGCCTGCGGCACGATTCCGAGAAGATGATCGCCGACACCGTCCCCGTAGAGTATCTCCTGTTCCTCTTGCAGCTTGAGGCCAAAGGTCAAGCGTCCGTTAATCAGCGTCATCAACTGACCGAAGTCAGAGAGGATCTGTTTGGTCGCCTTGATCCAGTGCGCGATGGTCTGCACGGGCGTCTGCTTGCGCACGTACTGGATGTCGGACTGCGGTTTGAGCGCGCCTTCAGAGACCGGCGCCGCCGCATTGGTGAACAGCAATTCCTGCACCCACTCAATCAGGTTCGATTGCGTGGTCCCGATATCCAGCAGGTCGCGCATCGTGAGCGGCTGGAAGGGCGGAATGACCGGAGTCGGCAGGAACTCAGGGAACGCGCCTGCGCCGCCGGTGACGGTGGTTATGTTCTTGACCTTGAAGGGCACCATCGAGGATCTGACCGAGCCCGACTTTTTCGCAAACTCCAGCCATTGTTCCGACTCGATCACCTGCTGGCCTAGGGACTTTGCCCGGCCTCCTGATCCGCCGCCCGGACCTCGCGCCAGAATTTTCTGCTCGAGATCCAAGAGGCGCGCATCGTTCGCGGCCTTCTCGGCTTTCAGCGTCTGGAAGTCGGCGATCATTTTCGCGCCGTCGGTGTTGAGCTTGGCGACCGCTTCCTTCACGCCATCCTGCACCGTGCCGTACTGCTTGACGTTCTCCTGCACGGCGTCGATCACCGCTTTGACTTTGGTGCCGTGCTCTGTCAGCGCCGCTTTGATCGCGTCTTCGAGCGCCTTGCTGGTGATGCCGTCGGCATAGGCCATCGGCCCTTCGTACAAGTACCCCTCGGATACCAGAATGGCGGACGTCGCCATGTCGATGACGCCGCGCGTGATGACTCGTCGCACGCCGCGCCTGATAAGTGGATTGTTCATGGAAAAGGTTCCTCTACAGTTGGATGGGATGCTCTTTGAACAGTGCCAGGACCGACTCGACGGCTTTCGTGTCGAGGTTGCTCTTGTCAGCATCACGCTGTTCTAGCAGTCGCACCAAACCGTGGCCGGCAATCGCCTTGGCTTGGGATCGTGAAAAATTCCCTGCCTCGCGCAGGAAATCCTCAAATTCAGATAGTGACGGCAGCTCGCCGCCGGCGAGCAGCGACTTGACGCTCGTGATGCTCGCCTCGATGTTCGCCGGGAAGGTGGCGAAGCTGTACTCGTACAGGTTGACCTTGATCAGCTTGTTGACGTTGGTCTTGCCGTCGTACTCCTCCTCGGTCGCGTCATAGCCGATCGACAGGCCGCGCACCACTTTCGCCTTGGCGAGCGCGAAGGCCTCGCGCGCCTGCTGCACATCCTTGATGAGCAGCTGGCCACCGACGCGCAAGCCCTTGCCATCCTCCGCGAGATCGGTCGTGAAACCGATCGGGTTGCGCGCGTCGTGCTGCCAGAGCACCGGCGGCATCGCGTCTTGCGCTTTCCACTCTGCGAGCGAGTCAGCGAACGCGCCCGGCATCACGACGTCGCGGACCAGATCCGCATTGCCGAACACCGAAGCGTAGCCCTCGAAGGTGCCGTCGTCTTTGACGGCTTTGAACTGGAATGGGACCTGGCGGTGCTTCAATTTCATGGCGGTTCCTTCGGCGGTGGCAGCGCTGGCGGCGTCGCGCCGGGTTGCATAAAAATATTGTGTACGGGTGACGGCGGCGCCGGCGGCGGCACGCCGAGCTTGTCGATCGGGATCAGATTCGACTGCACGGTCAGCACGTCGCCGCCCGGCATCGGCGGCAGATCCTCTTTGCAGCGGATCTCGTTGCGCGTCATCACACCGTTCTGCGCGAAGTTCGAGTACAGCGCCGAGCGCGCTGCCGAGTCTGCGGCCAGCAGGTCATCGAGGTCGACGGTGAGGTACTGACTCGGCCGATCCTTCGGCGCGACCAACGCGCGTAAGACTTCCTGCTCAATGCCGCGCACGTAGGAGCGAAGCGACAGCGCCGACCAGCCCAGGAGCAGCTGCTCGATACCCGCGCCCCAGGCCGTGACGCCCGCGGCGGCGTGGCCCACGAGCACCGGCGGCACCTGGAACCAGCGGCAGATGTCCTCGACCGAGAACTGGCGCGACATGAGCAGCTGCACGTCCTGCGGATTCATGGTGATTGGTTTGAAGTCCAGGCCGCCTTCGAGGACCATGATGCCGCCCGAGTCCGGCCCGCCCGTCACAAATTGCTTGAGCGAGTCCTTCAGCTCGTCGCGATTTTTCTGGTTCAAGTACTTCACTGACTGGATGAAGCCGCCCGACCGCAGGCCGTTCTTGAAAGTCTCCGAGGTCGAGTCCTCCGCCGCGCGCGCGATGCCCATCGAATGGCGCGCGTACTCGATGCGCGAGAGGCCGACCAGGCCATCCATGGTCCGATCCTTCCAATGGAAAATCTGGTCGGCCGAGAAATCGATGCTCTCGATCGGCGAGTAGTAGCGATAGCGGATCTCGTACTTCTTCGGCTCCGTGTTCGGGATCAGCTGCCGATAGGGCACCATGTACTCGGGCCTGATCGGATCCAAGGCGATCAGCTGGTTCTGAGAGTTGTAGCTCTTGAGCGCGTAGCCGTTGCCCCACAGCTGCTCGGAGGCGACCAAGAATTTCCAGAACGTGACCGCCGACATCTGCTGGTTCGGTTGGCTGTTGAGCACCGTGTAGAGCGGCACGTCGAACGCCGGCGAGCCATAGGTCAGGTTCGCACCCGAGCGCTTGTTGAGGATGAAGGGCAGCGATGACACCGCATTGGCCATCAGCCACACGCAACCCCACACGGTTGAGAGGGCGAGCGCCGTGTTCGGCGTGACGATCGTGCCCGCGTGCGACTTCGCGGCGTTGATGGGCGGCCGGGCCTGGCCGCCGGCGGCGACTGGGTAGAAGCCGCGCGCGATCGAGCCAGACCCATAATCGAAAAAGCTGTTGAAGAATTCGGCGGTCTTTTGCCGAAAGGTCGGTCGTTGCGCGACCGCGCTCATGCCGTCACCGGCTTGGCGAAGAACCCGGACGCATCGCCGTCGATGTCTTCCGAAACTGCCAGGCCGAAGGCCATCAGCAGCGCTGCCATGCCGTCGATCTTGTCTGCACTGCGCTTTTTATCGGGGGCCAAATTCTTGTTTGCATCGGTTCTCGGTACAAGGTTGGCGGCGTTCCATTGGAGGATCGGGTTGCCGGCATGGCGCAAGCGGCCCGAAATATACGCTATCTCGCAAGCCTGCATAGCCGGGTTGTAGGAGCGCGGACCCTGTATGAACTTCTCCATCGGCACGCCGGCCTCGGCCAATTCGAGCGCGAGTTGCGTCGCGTTCCACTGATCGAACGCCACTTTTGTAGGGCTGAAACGATCGCAGTCCTCGAGGATCGACTCGCGAATTATTCTGTAGTCCACGGCGTCGCCTTCGGTCTGCGTCAAGAGTCCGGCGTTGACCCACGACGCATACGGCACCGATCGGCGCTCGGTGCGCTGCTGCACAGCGAGAGACGGCACCCAGAATCGGCCCCAGGTGTAGTAGATATCGTCTTTGAGCCACAGCAATCGCCACGCATTCATGTCGCGAGTACTCGCAAGATCCAGGCCGCCCCAACAAGGGGAACCGACGAGCTCGTCCAAGGGCACGGGACCTGAGCATTTTTTCCAGCGGCGAAGGTCAACCCAGCCTTCCGCAGCCGCGGCCTGGCGATTCAACCGCTTGATTTGAAATTCGGAGAGCGCGCCGGGTTGCGCTTTGGCCTCGATCGCGTACTCCTGCATTTTTTTCAATTGGATGGAGACGCCTAGCATCGGGTTGGCCTTGATCCACTTCGACTCGTCGAAATCGTCATCGTCTTCATCGAGCGCGTAGTAAATCACCAGCATGTGATCCGCCTCGAGCACCTGATCGAGCACATTGAAGGCGAAGCGGCGGATTTCCGGCCACGGCCCGGGCGTTTCGTAGCCCTCTGTCGTGGTGTACATGAACAGCGGATCCGCGCGCGCGCCGACGGCTGAGCGCAGCACGTCGAACAGGTCGCGCGTCTTGTGCGCGTGCAGCTCATCGAAGCACAGCGCGGAGGGGTTCAAACCGTCCTGGGTCGAGGCCTTCGAGTTGATCGGGAGGAACGATCCGCCCACTTCGTAGCGCACTATCGAGTTTGAAAACGCTTCGAGCGTGAATGATTTCTGTAGGCCCGGGCTCTGCTGCACCATGCGCTGCGCAATGTGAAAGACGATGCGCGCCTGGCGCCCGGTCATCGCGGCGGAGAGCACCTGCGGCCCGTTCTCAGGCTCCATGCAAAAGACGTACAGCAGGATCGCCGCGGCCAACGTCGACTTGGCGTTTTTTCGCGCGACGCAATAGAGCAGCGTCGTGAAGCGGCGCGCGCCGTCATGCCGGCGGAAGCCGAAAAGTTGCACGACCAGAAAACACTCGCACGGCTCGAGCGTAATCGTCTCGGTGCCCCATGTACCTTCGACGTGCGGCAGCCGTTCGATGAATCTGCAGGCCTTGATCGCCTGGTTCGGGCTCCACAGGAACGGCGGACGCTTCCTTTGCGTCGCTTTTAGGTCCCGTATGAAGCGGCGAGCGGCCTGGCGCATGCGCTTGCCGAACTTCTGCCCGCGCGTATCGGCGATCGCTTCCTCCGCGAATACGATCGCCTCGAGAATGTAATCCCTAGACCGGGAGATCCTTGAGGTCGTCGAACGGGGTTTGCGACTTGCCTTTTCGCTTTTGGGCGGTGCTGACACGAGACCTCGAGGACGGAGAGAAGCCCATTTCGGCCGCCGCGCGCATCATCAGCGCGGCCTGGCGGTTCATGATCGCTACGTAGGGACTCTGCATCGGCGCGCCGGTGACCGGCGTACGAATCAGCGCGCCGAACTTCGCGACCTGTTGCGCGGCCTCGGCGTGCTGCACCTTAGCGACGACCCACACGATGAGCATGGAAGAATCCAGCTCCTTGAGCAGGCCCGGCGGTGCCGCAGCGATCGCCTTTTCCCATTCTGACTTTTGAGCGTCGGTGAACCAGGTCGGCGCCTCGACGATGTCGCCTTCGGGGATCGGCTCGGCCTCGTTGATCGGTCTATGGCCGGGATTTCCCGTGATCACTTTGAGCCAGTTGGGTTTTGGTTTGCGACCTGGCGCCATTTAGAACCCCTCCCGAGCTGGAATTCGAGAGACCCCCCCTGTTCCCAAATCGCGAGTGCAAAAATTCGCCTCAGGACGCGCTTCGCCAACCAGCGCCCTACAGTTCGATCCCCCCCTACCCGTGGGATTGGTGCCACCCGTCGGCACCCTAGCCTCGAGTTGAGCACGCCGGGCCGCTTCTTCCTCGCGCCGCTTCGGTCCGTTGTGGCAGGGGTTGCACAGCGACTGCCAGTTGTTCTCATCCCAGAACAGAACCGGATCGCCTTTGTGCGGGATGATGTGATCGACGCACTGACACGGCCGCACGATGCCGCGCTTCAAGCACATGACACACAGCGGGTTGCGCTTGCGATAGTCCGCCGCGCGCGCGAGCCACTCGTCCGTATAGCCTTGCTGCTGCCGCGTGCCGCGTCGTCTGTAGTCCTCGCGCGCGCGCGACTGCGGTGTCGGCTGGCCCAACACACGATGCGTCTTGGGCATCATCGGCATTACGGTTTGCGCTTAGCGACGACGGCATCGATCAGCTCATCGGCGCACGTCACACATCCTTTTGCGACTTCATTCAGCGGATGCACGGCGCCGCGCGCGATCGCGACGGCTGTGAACAGCGCAGCCAACGCCAGCAGAATCACTTCATCAACATTATCTACATCGATTCTCGCTGGCGTTGGCTTTGGCATTTACGCGGCTTGGGCGGCGGGCGTGTTGGCGGTGACGGCCGTGGCGAGCTTGGTGGACTCTGTGCCCAATGAATCCGATAACGATTGCAGCGCCGCGCCATCATCGTTCGCGCTCGAGGCGATCGCGGTGTCGAGCTGCGCTTTCAAGCCGGCGATCAAGGTGATCGCAGATTCCGTTGCGCTGGTGTTCGCGGCAACGGCCGCCGTCAGGGAATCGAGTTGCTGTTTGCCCATGATTGGTGTCCTTTTAGGTGAGGTTCGAGATCGAGCGTTCGCCCGCATCATATGCGCGTGCGAAGTAGTAGTCCCGAAAATCGCCGAGCGCGCTGAAACTCGGCAGGCTCATTTCCTCGATTCGCACCATGACGCAGCCCTGCGGCGGATCCCACTTGCCACGCACGATCAGCAGCAAATCGATGAATTTATCGTTCTCGATAACGCCCGCGGCCGCGATCGCATCGATGCAGCATTTGGCTCGATTATCGATGTCGTAGTCGCGGTTGTTCGGCGGATTGAGCTTCAATGCGATCGCGAGACGATCCTTCGTCCAGAATCGCTTGATGCGTTTTTCGAGCACGCGATCGCCTACGGCCTTTTTGAAGCGAGCATAGTCCTCGCTCAAAATCTTGCCGCCGGCGGCCGTTGGTCGCCAGGCGTGATTGACGCTCGGCGGCCACGGCAGCTCGAAATCGATGCTAGCCATTTGGCGTCGGCGGCTTCGGCCGCGGCGTGCCGATCGGCGGATATTTGTCATGGATCGCGAGCGGATGACAGGGTTTGTTCGGCCACTGCGTCTCGTTCACGATCGGGGGATCCGGATCCGGCGGTGAGTTGACGGGCGTGTTCATCGGCCTGTGACCTGCGAGTATTGATCGCGCTCGCAAGCAGCTTCGGCCGACTGCTGATCGGGGAAATGACCGTTCAGCTTTTCGACATGCTCGTGCTCGGTTGCTTTGCGCTCGGCGAGCCAGTAGGAATCGTGATGCGAATGCACGCGCTGCACGCGATGCGTTGCGGTCTCGTAGGTCATCGCATTGACGAAGTGCCATTGCATTGTCGAGTTTCCAACTGCTCCAGCTCCGGAAAATCGTCTGGCTGCGTCGGGATCATACGATATCCGCCGTGAGCATCCTTCGCGACTAGCCCTAAGCGCTCGAGCTCGACCAGCCTTCGGAAGAAAACCGCCTTCGGAATCATGGATAGGGCTGCGAGCCGTCGCACGTTCGATCCTGGAAATTGCTTTACAGCCTCGCGCACCTGCCAGGCCTGCACGGCCTGGTGTTTTTCTCGTATCAACGTCATCCCCTTCAAAATGGCGTCCCGTCAAATCGGCATTCTAGGGGCGTTCCCGCGCCCTCCCAAGTCAATACCCTGTTTAAAGCACCTTTATTCAGCTAAATAGTTGATTTGAGCACACTTTTTCTCATTTAAGGTGCTATTATTCAATCTCGGAACAAGCACAACGCCTCTCAAATCACCCAGGAGTTTACGACCATGAAGAAATCAGCCAAAGCATCGAAGACCGTCTCGAAGTCCGCAGTCGTCTCGAAGTCCGCGAAGGCGCCGACGGCAGCGCAGGCGAAAACCCGCTCGATGGCCGCGTACAAGGCGCACATCACCCGCCAGACCCAGGTCATCGCGGCCAGCAAGTCGGCCTCGGTCAAGTCGGAAGCGCGCGAGGCGATCCGGACGATCACCGCGAACATGAAAGCGGCCTGATGCCCCTGCCTGGAGCGCCGCGATCGCGCGGTGCTCTGGAGAGTGGCAACAAACCGGAAAGGGAGAATTTCGATGGAAGCGAGAACACGTCAGCAATTCGTACAGGCCTGGCAGAACCAGTTCAAAGAGTTCGCATGTCTCACGCTGCAGGCAGCAACGCCCGCGACGCTGAGCCTGGAGGTCACGCGGTACAACTCACTGCGTGAAGTCGTCCACGCGATGATCGAGCGCGCCGCCGACCACGCGTTTCCCGGCTACGGCGCGTTGCCTGGGACAGGGCGATCGGGTGTCGATGATCAGACGTTGGGCGCCTATCTGTGGCCCGAGGAGCGCGAGCGCACGCGCAGCGAAGATCCGCATGCATCGATCGACTTCGGTTGAAGTCTGGACCCGGTTGCGCCTTCGCAAGAGGGTGCCTCCGGGTGCGGACTTCGCATCGAGTAAGGGAATCGACATGGACAACGTCACGACAAAAGTCGTGGGCAAAATGCTCACGATCACGATAGACCTCGGCAAGGAATTCGGGCCGAGCGGATCCGGCAAGACGATCATCGTCGCGAGCACGCGCGGCGCGATCAAGGTGGGCGACGTCAGCGTCGCGCTGAACGTCTACAAGAAGGCTTGAGCCCTCAGCCTGCTGCGCCCTCGATCGAGGGTGCAGCGGGGTGCGGACTTCGCATCGATCGAAAAAAATGATGTGACCTATGACAACGAAACTCCCAGGACGCGCGCGCAAGCCCGCGTCCCTAAAACCCGTGGCGAAAGTCACGCCGATCAAACCGCCCTTGAACGGCAAGGCGATGCAGGCGGCGAGCGCCGCGAACGCTGCCGCAGCTGCTGCCCAGGTCGCACGCTTCAACGCGACCAAGCCGCCGATGCTCGAGCTCGCGATCCCGAAGGCCTTGCCCGCGCCGGTCAAGCCGCCCTCGGTGGAATCGCCGAAGGACATCACCTGGTTGACGGTGCGCCTCGACGTCCTGCAGGCCTGCCTGCTGGTCACGCCGAAAAAGGATTCGCGCGCCGGGTTGCTCGGCGTGTACCTGCACTCGATCGGCGATGGCAGCCTGCGCAGCGTCGCGACCAATGGTCACACCCTGCTGCTGCACTCATGGCCGACGAAAGAGCAGCTGCCGACCTGGCTTGACTGCGGTCTGATCCTGCCGCGCGACGGCCTGGCGATGGCGCTCGGTGTGTTCTCTAAACTCGAGGGCAGCAAGGACTCGACCACGTGCCAGGTCGGTTGGGCGCGTGGCCACGGCTACGCGATCATTCGCGATGCGGAGGAACAGGCCACGTTTCGATTGCGCAGAATCGACGCGCCGTTTCCCGAGTACCAGAAAACCATCGAGGCTGCGGGCCAGGTGCTCGCCGGCGGCGAGCGACAGCCGCTATCGAGCACCAGCTATAACGGCGAATTCCTGAAGCAGGCGGCCGCCGTCGGCAAGGTGTTCGACGCGAAAGGCTTGACGCCGTTTGCCGGCAACGATCCAAAAGCGCCGGTCGTGGTGAGTTTCTTCGGCGAGCCTGGCGCGTTGTTCATCATCATGCCGCTGGTGAGCTCCGGATCAGAGCAGCTGCCAGCGCAGACCATGGCCCTGATCGGCAAGGGCCTGGGCGGCACGCTGGCCGCACTCAAGGCGACGCAGACCCGGCAGAAAAAGCAGATGGCAGAATCGAAGAGCGAGTCGGAAAAGAAATCCCTTGCGGCCGGGATAGCCCTGCGCGACCAGCGGATCGCGGATGTCGTCACGGCGATGGGGAAATTGCTGGCGGCGCCGAAAGCAGCTTAAATATTGGCTGGGTGATAAAAAAACCGCGCCTGGTGGGAATCTACCGGGCGCGGCTTCTAAGCTATGAAACGAACGAACGGGAATATACATCATGACATCGAAGGAATCGAACCGATCCACCGGGATCGAGTGGACAGAGCATACCTGGAATCCATTTGTGGGCTGCACCATTCACACGGCCGGGTGCACCAACTGCTATGCGATGCGCGCTGCGATGCGCCTGCAGGAATTCGGCATGGAGAGCTATCGCGGCGTGGCGAAGCTCGCGAACGGCAAGCCGGTCTGGACCGGCGTGATCAACCGATCGAGCGAGGCGCAGATGCGCAAGCCGTTCAAGATCAAAAAGCCGTCGCTGATTTTCGTTAACTCGATGTCGGACTTCTTTCACGAAGCGGCCGACGACTACTGGCGCATCGAGGCCCTGCAGGTCATGCGCGCCACGCGACACCAATACCAGGTGCTGACCAAACGGCCGGAAAATATCTTGCCGTTCCTCAAGCGGCCGCCGGCTTTCTTGAGCAACCTCAAAGCGTTCCCCGATAATGTCTGGATCGGCGCCACCGTGGAGCGATGGGACTGCGTGCACCGTATTGTTACGCTGCGAGACGTGCCGGCGACAATCCGGTTCCTGTCGATCGAGCCGTTGATCGATGCCGTCGGCCCGATCGACCTGACCGGCATTCACTGGGTGATCCTGGGCGGTGAGTCAGGACCTGGCGCGCGACCGATGCTTGCGACGTGGGCGCGCGAGGTCCGCGATCAATGCGTCGCGCAGAAAGTGCCGCTGTTCTTCAAGCAGTGGGGCACGAACGCGAATAATCCGCTGGCCTGGGAAACGCCGAAGGGCACCACGATCAGCCAGTGGATCGAGAAGCACGACCCGAACGGCAAGGGCGGCTCGCTGCTCGATGGGCGCGAGTGGAAGGAATATCCGAAATTCACAGGGAGTGACGCATGAAGTCAAGTATCGAAATCGACGCGCTCTACGCGCACCAGATCCACTGCTCCGCGGTGTCATTGGGTCAGCTGCTGATCTGGACCGTGTATTTCAGCCCGAAGGATTTCCCCGACTGGTTCGTCGCACGGCCGACCATGATTCGGCCGAAAACGTCAGGGCCGATCCCGATGCATCTGATGGCGCGCGACATCAACACGCTGCGGACCATGCTGCCCGGCGGCCTGGTGCGTCTCGAGCGCAAGCCAGAGGACGAGCCGCAGATTATGGAAGTGTGGGTATGAGCGCGCCGACCTACATGCCCGCGGTCAAACAAATCCGCGAAAAAATTCGCATGGTCAAGCTGGATCCGCCGAGCTTCGGCGTTCTCTCGACCGGCGAGAAATGCGCGGTGGCGCTCGTGCTCGATGATCCGGAGCTCATCAAATGGTGGGGCACCGCGCTTGACTGCGTTGATCGGCTCGAAGGCGACTGGATCAAGGCTGCGATCTACGTGCAGCGCAACGGTTGGGAGACTGACCTATGAACGACAGCGGTGTGCCCTACGTCGAAGTGCGCTGCGCTGACTGTGGCTGGCAGTGGATAGCTCGGCTTGGCGATCGCCCGGTCTTGGCGGGCGCGCCACGCAGACCAATCACTCTTCGGCCGAATGGGCGCGCCGCCAGGATTGCCAGGGTTTTTCATGCTGACCCTGATCGTTCATGTTCTGGCGCTCGCTGCGGTGGCTCAGGCCATTCGGGGCGTATACCGGTGCTTTCCTCAATCAGATCGGCGACGGCCTCGCGCATGAACGCGATGAATTGATCGCGACGCGCGGGCTCTTGGACGAAGCGCATTGCGACAGACCCAAGAGGGATGGCGCCGTCCATTGTCTCGGTCAGCGCGTAATAGGCTCGCCACGTGTCGCCCTCGACGCGCATGGCCAGCCGTCCAATTTTCACCAACTGCGTAGATGTCATGAGAACAGATCCTCGCTCGCGCGCACGTTGCCGAATGCTGCGTCCGGTCCGCTCGTCTTGCCGTCAGCTTTGAACGCTGCGATCAGCTTTTCATTGCCCGGCTCGATCAGCGCCTCAAGATCGACGATGCGCTGGGTTTCCGCTTTTTGGCCTTCGACGAGGCCCGCGGCCGCCGACCTGAGTATATTTAAATATATTCACTGCCAGGTCTCGACGACCACCGGATCATCGTCGGCCAGGCGATCGCAACTAGTCAGGCCTTTCGGCAGCTGCGCTCGCAGCTGCTCGAGCGTCGCGGCCTCCAGGTGCACCGGCATCGGCGAGACGCCGTGCGTTGTCATGCACGGCCGCGCGACGAACTTCTCGTGCGATCCGTAAACGGTCCACAGCAAAACCTCACCGACATTCTGCGCGCCATCCTGCAGCCGCTGCGCGGCGCGCGCGTCGATCAGCCGACTGCCCCGGCCGTTGCCGATGATCATCGTCATGGCCAACACGTGGCTGGCGGCGAAAATCAGGTCATGCACAAACTACCCTCATGTTCTGCACAGGGTTTCCACAAATTTATCCACAATCCCTAGTGGTCGCGCTTAGCGCGAGCGACGGCGAGCTCATCGACAAACAGCGCCCGCGTCGCCGGCGGCTCGGGCAGTCTCGATGGCTTCGGGTGATCTACTTTTTGGATATCCCAGTCAGTGATGACGATGTAGTGAGCGCGCCTGACATCATAGCGGCCGATTAAATTCTCGCGCTCGATCTCCCTCAATAATGCTTCGATCTTCAAACCAAAACCGGATTCGCCTGGGAACAGTTCGTAGGCGAAATCGCCGACATTCTCAACGATCCGACCTTCATCATCCGCGATCGTGTACAGCAGCAGATACAGCAACCGCGCGTCATGCGACAGATTCTTGAATTGCTCCCATCGGGGCAGATCCGGCGGCAGCTGGCGTTTCTGACTCACTTCGGCGGCGATCCTTGCCCGCGATCTTATTTTTCTGACGCGGCCGCAGACTTTACAGCACCTATAATCGTTCTGGCAATAGATGAACCGCGCGCCCGCGCCCGCGCGTTGGATTTCAATCATAAATCTTAAATCTTAGATCCGGATCTGACGCGCGCGCGCCCGCGGCCGCGCGTTCCTTAGTTAACAGTTTTCGCGAAACGATTCGCGAAATTTTTCGCGAAAGCTTTCGCGAAATTTAGTTGTTGAAAGCGGGGTGCAGCCCGTGTAAGTGTTCGAGCTCGCCGAGGGGCTGTGTCCGATACCGGACAGTCGGCTCGAAAGAGCGGAATTTTATGTTGAGTTGATTTTTTTGAAATCGCCGAAGCGGCGCGCCGATCGGTCGATTCCCGTTTAACATACTGAGGATTATGCGCACCTTGCGCTGCCACAAAATGCTCGCCTGGATCAAACGGTTTTTCGAGTTGAATCGGCGGGTCTACGACATGCAGCAGGCCATGCTCAAACCCGACCTCGAAGAGCGCCACCAAGCGATGTGCGAAGTGGTCAAAAAACACGACCCAAAACGGTGGGCAGAAATTCAACGCGAGATCGCGGAAGGCGCGAGCGGGTTCCTCGTCACCGATGGCAAGACGGTGCAGTTCAATCCGATCCGGCGCGAACATGCCGCGGTTCCTGTGAGGAAGTCATGACCGCCAGTTGGCGTCGCGGCATGAGCGCAAATTTCGGCCAGAACCGAAAGCTGCAACAGGCAAAGTGCGATGACTTCAACGCGCAACATCCGGTCGGCTGCTCGGTCGATCTGCTGATGGATGATCGCCAGGTCATGCGCACGATCACGCGCTCGAAAGCGGAAGTGCTCGAGGGACACTCCGCGGTAATCTGGCTTCGAGGCGTCGCCGGCTGCTACCTGCTCGACCGCGTGACGCCGGTGGAAAGGGCCGACAAGACCGCAACCATTCGACAAAGCATCGCAGACGGGAAAGGATGGCCGACATGATGCTGCCTCAAGTCCAAATCGTTATGAACTCGCGCGGCCAGGCTCGCATGGTGATCGTCGACGGCCGCGAGCTCAGCGTGCGTCGCGTGGCCACGGAATGGAAGGCCGGCGACCCAACAGTCGAGGTCGTGTTCACCATCGACGCGGCCGGTGTTGAGACGCGCATCGACCCAACCTTGGACAGCCGGTCATGATGCAGCTGCGCGAGCCACGCAAAGACCTGCCCGAGATCCCGCCGCGCATGAAGCTGCTGCCCATTGAGGCGCGCGGATATCCGGTGCCCTGGTTCGTCGAGTGGATCAACGGCGTGCCGGACTTTCGCGTCATGGATCGGCGCAAGTGGGGCCTGGCTGTGCGCTTCGGCAACTGCTGGCTGTGCGGCGAGCCGGTTGGCGTGCGCCGCACGTTCGTCATCGGCCCGATGTGCGGCATCACCCGCACGACATCGGAGCCCGGCAATCACCACGAGTGCGCGACCTTCGCCGCGATCGCCTGCCCGTTCATGACCCGGCCGCAGGCGAAGTATCGGACCGCAAAGCTTCCCGAAACCGTCAAGGATGCTGCGGGCTGTCCGATTGACCGCAATCCCGGTGTGACGTGCCTCTGGACCACGCGCGAGTTCAACGTGTTCAAAGCTTACGCCGGCAACGCCGGCCAGCTGATCCGCCTCGGCGAGCCGACATGCGATGAGGGCTTTCGTGGCGTCGAGTTCTACGCCGAAGGGCGCCGCGCGACGCGCGCGGAAATCATGCACTCGGTCGAGACGGGTTTGCCGATGCTCGAGAAACCCGCGCGCGATCAAGACATCGCTGAGCACCGCGGCACAGAGTGCATCGATGCGCTGCACGCGCAACTCGCCAGGTTTCTGAAATACCTGCCGGTGGGGCCGTGAAGCCCAGACGTTTCGCAACGGCGTTCGCGCGGTCCGCGCCGGTCAGTAATTTGAATTTTGGAGATTGAAATGCAGGACGATCAGGTATTGCGAATCAAGGCC